AATAGTAACCTTATTAGTACTTCCTCTGTCTAAATCATCTCCAATTACACTTTCAGCGTGAACTTCGATATCAGTACTTCCAACACATTTAAGTGCTATCCAGTAACCCTCATCATTACTTGGGGTACTTCCATTATACCAAATATCAAAACCATTTTGACCTATGGATAGATTCGCAACTTCATTTCCACTATAAGCATGCTTTCCACCTTTTCTTACTGCCATCTTATCTCCTTATTTATATTTTAGGAACTGATATTACTCTTACTCCACTCTTTCTAGTGGGAAAAGTTTTTAAATTTTTATCAAATTTTGCTAAAAAATACATTGCTGATTGTAAGTCTCCACTATCTTCTATTAATCTGTACTTAACATAATCAACAACTAAATTGTGTAATCCAATCTCTAATCCGATTGTTCTATATAAATCATCAGATATCTCTGTTACATCATCATAATATGAACTTGAATGTATTCTTATTCCACCTACTTGCGATGTACCAGAATATGAATCCCATTTTCCTGTAGATTCATTCTTAACAAGTATTGCAATTTTATTTCCATCTGGATACCATAAGCATTGTGAGTTTGGTGTTTTGATATCAGTAGCCATAATTAATTCTCACTATTCTCATCTATTAAATGTGGGTCAGCTGTTTTAGGAATTAACTCATAAACCCCATCATTATCCATAATCTCAACTCTTTGAATATCTATAGTCTCTTTTGGTATATCATAAAATCTTTGATTGGATATTAAATCTTCTTTTGAAATTCTTTTGTTGTGAAATCTTTTGGTTGCTATTTCATTAAGAGCATCATTAATCAACCTCAACATATATGTTCTAGGCTGTCTTCCATAGACATGTTCTATTTGTGTTATGATATCTTTAACTGTCATTATGAACTCGCTACAAAGATTTCTACATCTATAGCACTTCCTCCTGTAAAGACAACAAGGCTTTCTAAGTCAACTAAATCTGTAACTAAATTTGCATTGGCATCTGATATTCCAATTCCATCATTAGGAGTTCCCATAACAAAACTTCTTCCAGATTCAATAAGTAAACTTGCAGATTCATCAGCAGATGTATCATCTTCCCCAACATCTGATTGCAAACTTAAAGTTATACTTGTAGATGCATCTAAATTAGTTACTCTTATGTATTTAACATCATCAATGTCTAATGGAGAAAGAGTTCCATCAGCAACAGAACTATGAAAATGCACTAAAGTAGTTTCAGAGTTAGCTGGACAAGTAACAATCCTTTTATATACTTCATTAATGTCTGATACACTTAATACATTTCTAGAACCTTGCTCGGCTCCATTTAATTTAATTTTTTCTTCTATAGTTACCTTTAAGGTACTTGGTATTACTGTTGTTGCCACTATGCATCTCCTCCTTGTTGTGGTGCTATTTGAGCATTACTCATTCCATATAATTTTAAATAACTTTCCAATGAATTAAAATAATCTCCCTTGAATGTTCTGAGTAACTCATTTGATAATTCTGTATCTTGATTATTTGCAAGTTCATGTTCAGTCGCTTTTATAATTGCATACTGTATAACTAAAGTTTCTAATTCATCTGGAAAGGTTGATATTGAAGTAGCATTATAACTAATAGTTGGAAATGTAATAGTATTTATTTTCGCTGGATATGTCGCACTAGGAGTTGGTAAAACAAAAATCTTATTACTTTTTTTATAAAATACTGGGTCTTCACTAAATGCTTCTTCCATATATCCAGAATCTGGAGTAGCCTTTCCTAAATCTGCTTGATGTATCTCTCTACAGGGTAAGTGCAATCCACTGTGTTTATCTTTTCTTGTAACTCCTAATACTCTACAATTATTAATAGTACTTCCATTTCCATCTGTTAAATCAGTTGCGTCAGCAGCTACTGAATATAAACATTGTGGTGGTAAAGTATTTATTAATTCTTTCGCTCCAGATTGCAACCACTCAGCTGAAAGTTCTCTTCCTGTAGCATCTCCAAATCCAACCGTACTAGAAGATGTTGCATCGAATCCTGTCATTGCAAATATTTGTTCATCAAATTGATGATGTGCCATTATCCATTACCTTTCATTCTTTTTGCACCTTCTTCCATAGTAGTAGTTGATATTTCCATTTTAGTTCCACGAGTCCAAGGGTTTAAATTAAAACCACCTAATTTAGGTGTTACTGTTGAAAAAGCATTTCCACATTCACAATTGTGACTTGTTGGATTAGTTCCAGCTTTATTTGCTTCAACTTCATTTTTCTTTTCACACTTTGGACATATGTATATAAGCATTTTACTCCTTAGTTATATCTAAATATAAATATAAATATTCGTTTTTAATAGCGTTTTTTCTTCGCTCTTTTAACTTTTTTACCAGTTTTCTTTGCATATCTTTTAGCAGCTGCCTTACCAGCCTTACTATAAGAAAATTTTTTCTTTCCTACTTTTGGCATTTTCTTCTTCTTTCTTTTTTTTCCAAAATTATGTTTTCTTCTTTTATCTCCAGATGGGACTATGTTTCCACCTATACTCATTAATTCTCCTAAATTTTTAGTAGATTCGGAGGTCGCCCTTTATACGACAACCTCCATAGTTCTACAAAACTATTAATCCTTATGAATTTGGATTATGAAAGCGTAATGCCACCATCTAACTTAGTCTGACCATCAATGTACCAACTAGTTCCATCTGTCCATATATTAACATAATCCCCAACTGTATCAGTTGCATTTGGAAAAGTTATAAATGTACATCCAGTTGAACTTGGTCCATCTTCAGTATCATCAGTTTCTAACTCATTAATGCCACCTATGATTTTATTAGTATCATGAGTTGCATTTTCAGTTATTATGTAGTCATTAGATGTGCAGTTAGTTACAACAACAAATTTACAATACCAACCATTTCCAGCACTTTTAATTGCTGGTAAAGTAACTGTAAATCCAGCTGCTAATGATAGTCCAAAAACTTTACCACTATCGTCAACATCTAAGGCTTTTGTTGTTATTAACTCTTCATAAGGAATCCTATCGAATCCCTTTCCATATCTATCGCTATTACTATTAATTACATCATTTCTCATTGTTCATGCCTCCTTATATATTAAATGCATATAAACCATGAGTCTCTGGTAATGATACTTCTAATCCAGCTTCTGTGATTATCATATCTTTACGCAAATCTTCATCAGCGTTTTGTACATTTGTTATTATATGAGTATCTCTGTTAACACCGTTGCCAACAAGAGGTCTGTATGCTAATGTAGACATATCGCACATAAGCATGAATCCATTTGAAACTCCTCTGAATAAGGGTTCTTTAACTAATTGCAATGAACCATGTATAGTTTCAATAAGTAGGACTTTATGTCCAAATGCACCAGCTTGCTCACTGAGGTCCATATTCAATCTGAATCCAGTGTTAGAGCCACCTACAACAGATTGTTGTAAGAAACCAGCACTACCTATTTTGTTAAACAAGGAAATCACAGGTAAAGAACATAGTACAAGTTTTTCACTTGAACCGCCTCTAGCAGGGTCAAACATTACTTCTAAGTCAGACAACAGAGTATCATAATCTAAATCAGTTGCCGCTATTGTTTTCATGTAAGATTTTCCACTAGAGTATGAGAATTGAGTTCCAGCTGGTGTTGCCAATGAATCAAGATTTTGTAGTATGTTACCAACAATACCATCTGTATGTTGCACACTATTTGCTCTTGATTTTGTACCAAACAACATTGCTCTCTCAATGTCTGCTTTATGTTCTCTTAGTTTAAGATTCCATATTCTATCCCATTCAGAAGCATAGCCTCTGTATACTGTTGCTATCGCAGTATTGGTAAGTTCAGCTGCAGTTTTGAATATTTGAGTATATCCAAAATTGTCTTCTATTTCACTTGACCAAGTATCTGGAGAGCCAGTTCCTTCTCCAAATGATGTTCCAACTACTTGACATTCATCTCCTTGATTAGCACCACTAGTATTACCAGTGATTGTGTCATAACCACTTCCAGCATCAGAATTACCAAGGTCTGTAACTGTTCCAGTGAACTCTGTGTATCCACTTGCAATAGATATGTTTCCTTTAATTCGTACTGTGATATAGTTAAAGGTTGTTGCTGACTTTAATGTTTCTACTTGAAACATCATGCCAGGAACCAACCAATCTACTGAACTAGTTGCCGCAGTCTGTTCTACATTGAATGTATAATCGGTGTCTATTGTTACTGATGCTGTATCTCCTGTTGCACCATTAACTGATTCAACTCTAAAA